TTAATGTACCGACACTAGTAATATTAGGCTGTGCATTAGTTGTTAATGTACCCGTTAAGTAATTCGCAACTAATAAGTTACCTGCGTCTATATTGCTAGCAGTTATATTACCGCTGACTGCTAGGTTAGTAAGTGTGCCGACACTAGTAATATTAGGCTGTGCATTAGTTGTTAATGTACCCGTTAAGTAATTCGCAACTAATAGGTTGCCGGCATTAATATTATGTGCATCTAAATTACCATTTACTGTTAAGTAACCATTAAAGTTTGAACCAGTATTTGTTAAAATAAAGCCGTTAGCGTTACCACCAACTGTAAAGTACATATTACCATTTGCAACTGGTATTTGTATATTACTTGAGCCGTTAGCGAATGTACCTATAAAGTTATTTGCTGTAACATTACCAGTTACATTGAGTAGTATTAAATTGCCTACACTTGTAATATTTGGTTGGGCAGGAGTAGTCAATGTACCCTGTAGATAATTTGCTGCTACTAGGTTACCACCTAAAACATTTCCTGCATTAACATTAGCAGTGAAATTTCCATATATAGAAGTTACACTATAATTTCCAGTAACATTGCCGGCTGTGACGCTTCCTACTACATTAATGTTTTGTGCTACATTGACATAATTCGCTGTTGCTAAATTGCCTAAGTTTGAAGTTGATCCAACATTCAAATTAGTAGCAAAATTGCCGTTCAATGCAGTTAAATTACCTGTTAAATTAGCATTACCGGTCACAAACATGCCGTTAGATGTAACAACAACTACGCTGTCAACCCCTGCAACAGACATTACTATATTTGAATTTGGTAATATTGTTATATTACTATTACCGCTAGCAATACTGTTTGCAGTTACTCCGGAAACATTAGTTAATAAACTACCATCACCAGCAAAATAATTTGCTGATGCTAAATTACCTAAATTTGCATTTCCGCTAGTTAAATTTCCAGACACATTTAACGATGTTAATGTACCCACGCTTGTAATATTTGGTTGCGCACTAGTTACTAATACACCCGACAAGTAATTTGCAGTTAATAGATTACCTGCATTAATGTTACCCGCTGTAATATTTCCAGTAACAGCTAGTGAAACTAATGTACCAAGGCTTGTAATATTTGGTTGTGCTGCGGTCGTTAATGTACCAGTTAGTGTGCTGCCTACTATAGCACCTGTATTAGCAAATACATTACCTGCTGTAATATTACTTGTAATAGCCGCGTTATTTGCACTAATATTTGAGTTGGCTACAACAAAATTTGCTGTTATAGTATTTGAAACTGTTAAATTTGTTATGTTAGTTAGATTGCTAGGAATCTCAACATACATTACTTGAGCAGTATTTGAAATAGTTACGCTAGGGCTAGTTTGTCCAGGGCTTGTTCCTAAATTTAATGAACTTGATTGTACTGTTAGTGCAGCAAAATTAGCGGATACAATGACATTACCTGTTGGGCTATTAACTGTAATACCCTGTCCCGGTACACGATTAATAGATAAAACCCCATTTCCTAAACCATTGGCACCTAATCCTGCAAATAATTCAGTAAAATTATCCTGTACTTTACTAAACGCTATTCGTATCGCATCTGCATCTGGATCGTCTGGGAAACTACCAAAATCAATATTTCTTTGTGCCATTTGTACTACTACCCATTAATATTGTATTTATCGTTAAAAAGGAAATGCCCGGCATATAGCCGGGCACGATTATAAGATACAGTTAAATTATTTTTACTGTAAGCCTGCTAATCTCTTCCATTCTGCTACATCGCTATCTTCTGTAACGCCCATGCGGTCTTCTTGACCTGCAATTACAGGGATAGTTGTTTGACCAGTTGACTTAGGCTTGTTTAGTCCGCCTGAAATAACTTTAGTCATAAACTCAATATCGCGTTCAAATGCTGCATCAGTACCTTTCTTACCTGCTTCATTTGCCCACTCATCTAGTTTTTCTTCTGTCATCTCTGGTTCTTCACTTGCTTCACCACCGTCGCCACCTTCGTTTACAGTGACTTCTTTATCCTGTTGATCGGCTTTTGCTAGTGCTGCATCTTCTGATGCTTCTGCCTCTTCGTCTGCTGTGTGTTCTGCTTCTTCTGAATCAGGAGCATTTTCAGCCATCTGATATAGTCTTTGATCGTCAGTTTCAGCTTCTTCTACATGTTCGCAACCGCATTTTTCTTCCATCATGCCGCATTCGCTGCACATTTCACCTTCAGTTGCTTTTGGTGCTTCACCATGAGTACCTTCTTGTTGCTAGTCATCACCCTTTACTTTAGCCATTAATGCCTTCATACCATCATGACCATGATCAGCGAACTTTGGTGCACCATAATCGCTAGCAACTGCTACAACTGGCTCTGCACCACCTATAACTTCTGCTTGTGCGCCACCTAGACCACCTAAACCAACTTGCTTGATGAAATCTAATAACTTGCCTGCATCGTCTGCTGTTGCAGTTACACTTACGCTATCGTCTCCCATACCACCTAAACCCTGTGACATGTTTACGCTAACGCCTTCTTTAACAATTTCTACTTCTTCCTTTAGTAGATCGTTTAGTTGCTTATCTAATGATTCAAAAGCAAATGCATCCATTTCTAATACATCTTTATCATGCATTGTTTGACCAAATGCCTTAAATGTATCTCCCGGAGTAGTTTTTGCTTTATGTTGCATATAAGCAGTCTTATCCATTTCTCCTAGTCCTGCTGCTTGATTAGCCATACCAGGAACTGTTGCTGGGACTGTTTCCCCAACGAGACCGCGATTTGGCATTAGACCATAGCATTCATCAAGACCTTCTTTAAATCCGTCATGATAACGCTTGTGTTCTTCACTACCTTCGTTATAGCGGCAAGCATAACCATGCTTGCTTAGACCATGTGATTTGCCTTCGTGATAGGCTGCTTCTAATGTGTTCATAGATTCTTTTACCTTTTTCTTTTTGTCGGCTGCTGCCTTCTTCATAGTTTCTTTCTTATTACCATCTTTATCTAGGTCTAAGAAATCAGGCTTTGCCTCTAATACTTTATCGCTGCGACCGGCGCCTAAGCCTGCACCGTAATCTGGTGCTGCGCTTGGAATTTCTGCCTCTGAAGTTTTTTCTTTCTTCTTAATCTTTTTAGCGATTTCATGTCCTTTAACAATTACGCTCTTTGGTAGATCAGTAGCATGTTTCTTTTTAATACCTGCTGCTTTCTTAGCAGCAGCCATACCAACAGCATATGGATTTACTGCCTTTTCATCTACTTGTACTTCATCTAACTTATCGTGCTGTGCGCGAATTTGTGCCATCTTTTCTTTGCTGGCGCCCTCACGACCTGCCTTTTGTAGAGCCTTCATGCCTTTTTCGCCATACTTCTTTTTACCAAGATAGGCTTGTAATCCGCTTTCTTCCATTTCTTCTTCTTTAATTTCACTACCGGCAAGACTCATTTCGCCTTTGCCAATACTTTGTTTAATCTGTGCGGCAAGTGCAGGATTAGTTACAGTGCCTAATGTCTTAGTACCTTGCTTAATTACTTGTGTCTTTTGGCTTGCAGGTACAAGTTGAATTTGCTCTGCTTCGTTAAGCATTTCTTTATCTAATTGCTCAAACCAATCTTTTAATGATTTCTTTTTCTTATCTTCTTTGTCATCATGTTCAATATCTTTAGTTACTTCTTCACCTGCCTTCTCAGCCTTATCGTCTTTTTCAGCAGTTGATTCTTCAGAAATCATTTCTAAAAATTTTCTAAAATCCATGATACTTATCCTCTTACGCCATTGCGCCAGTTTTTGGCTTTGCTGGTCGTTTGATGTTTGTCATTGGGCTCTTGTCGCCCATCTTTTTATCGTCTAGATATGGTTTGAATGGATCAAAACTATCTGGTGTTCTTTTTGCAGAATATGGAATATCTTTACCCTTAAACTGTTCTTTATTCTGATCCTTAATGCTGTCTAGATATGAATTGCTATAATCTTTACTTGCCTTTTTAGCAATGTCCCCTGCATCTTCCATTTCTTCATGAGTTAATACAGGGCTATCTTTCATCTGGTTGTCATACTGTTCTTGTTCAGTATTGATGCTGTCGTCATATTTTGAATTTACTAGTCTTACATAATTTAAATTATAACCTAGTAATTGCGCAATCTGTTGTACCATTGGCTCAGTGCATGGATAACGGAACTTGCACTTTAATAATGTTACTGGTTCATTCTTAATGCCAGGAAAGCCATATGGGTCTTTTGAAACAGGCAATGATTTAGTTTCCATGTCGCCTACTGGGTCAAACTTTTTAAGATTGTACTTAAAAAGATCAAGGAAGTTCTTATCGACTTCACCTGCAATCTTTATAGTAACTTCATAAAGATGGACACTTTCGGCAATATATTGTTTAAAGGTTTTCATATCGTTATATCCTGATAGAAATATTTATCATTTATTCATTGTTTTTTGTATTGAGGACTTTAAGTAACTCGTTACGGTCTAATGCTTTACCCTGACCTAATGGGACCGACTCAATCTGTTCTTCTTTGCTATTAGCCTTCTGATCTAGGTTCGCTTTCTTTAATTGTAACTCTATCATTTTGAGTTTTTTGTTAATTTTAGCGGTTTTTGCTGTAATGGCATGCCCTAACATAGTACCCGCAACATTGAATATTTCGCTGCTAAAGCGGCTATCAACTTGCATACCCAAATCCATAAGGTCTTTATAACTAGCCTGTGCTAGCCCGGCTAAATCATCCATTTCATTATCTGCTGCTTCTAATCCTCGAACTTGCGGTAATGATGACTCAATCTTTTCTAAGTTAGATAATGCTTGAGTAGTGACTTCCTCTGCTACATCGGGAATGGGTGTAGTCAAGTCTTCCTTTTGCTCGTCGCTAAGGTTGAATAATTCTGCTAATTTTTTTGTCATGAGGTATTTATTTACCCTTTTCTACCTTTATAGAAAATGTCGTCCTCTGTGATGACTCTAAATACTAATCCCTGCTGCTGACAATATGCTTTAGCGGCTGCCCATTTTGCATGATTGATAGCAACTATTGCTCTGTCTCTAGCACTTGCTACTCTGCTTTCTATAAGGCTTTGTTTTTTAGGTTTAATCTCAATAATCTCTGCTTTCTTTCGTTTAAATTTATCTTCATACAATACAAAGAAGTCAGGTACATATGTAGTGGGTTTGCCTGTTAATGGATTTCTATAAGGTATAGACATCGCCTCGCTAGCCCATGCTATGATATTTTCGTTACTATCACAAAATATCATAAAAGTTAATTCCCAACCGCTACGATATCTAGGATTATGTTTGCCTACATATTTTTTGGGATTAGTTGGTTTGAATACGCCCTGAGCGAATTTCGCCATATTACTGTACTACATTTCTAGCAACAGGCTGATTGGGAATAGGAATAATACCTACACCATACATAGAACTTTTTGATTTGAATGTATTAAGATAATAGCATATCAATTTGTTCATCTGTAATTTATTATTAGTTCCTTTAATTACATCTAACAATTCTATTGCTTTAATGCCTGATGTTTGTGCTATTCTGAACAGAAATGTAGTAAATTGTCCTGCAATCTTTTTAGTTGCTGCGGTACCTGCAAAATAAGAATAAACAATGTCGAATTCGTCCGCATTAATAACTAAATTTTGTTGATAAAAACTATCAAATATTTTTACTGTTCTATCTAAATCACTTCTTTGATCAAATATAGTTGGCATAATTAACCTCCAAATGCACCTTCAGACAATGATTGCGGACCATATGGATCAACAGTGTTAACTTGTTGTCCTGCTGGTTGAGGTTTTACTACCCTTGTCCCTGTAACAGTAACACCAGTTAAATCATTTATACTAGGTGGTGCTGATATTGCACCAACTGTAGGACTACCTGCTCCACCTACCTTAGCAGGACTTGCTGCTGCTGAAGGAACATCAAATCGTGTGTTTCTTGTATTTGGTGCATTTTGAAAACTATTTTGTAACATATTTAACAATTCAGTCTTAGCCACAGATTTAATATCCTTATTTTTGAAAGTGTTATATGCTGTGCCTGCAGTTTTAATAGCCTTTAATATATTTCCTTTACCTAATGCATCAAGTGTACCTGTTGCTGCGTCAATTAAACCACCTTGACCTAATATAGTTGCGTTGCTACCTGGTGTTGCTATTGGACTTAATGCTCTATCATAATTTGCTTCGTCACCAAATCCTCCCGCCTTAGCAGGATCATTACCGCTTATAGCATCGTTACCATATAATACATATTCATAATCTAGTGTCATGGTGTTCTGCATTGTACCAGCACCTTCGCTGTAATTATATGTATCGTGTTGGAAATTTGTAATCACAGGATTGACTAATGTATATGCCATATAACTTTTTTGATGAAAACCAAAAATTGTAATACTATCAAAAAATGGTTTTTTTGATAAACTAGCACCATCTCCTTGTGGAGCCTCGCCGGGCATATTGGATGTTTCCCCTACATAACCCCAATCTGTATTGCCAGTAATACTAGGTGAATAAAGATTTTTTGTTTTATATTCACTCATGTCTGTGGATGAACCATATGCCTCACTAGCACCCTGACTTGCATCAGGTATAGGTTGACCACCATACTCGCTTATTTTTCCGCCGTCAGCAAAATAATATTTGTAATAGTTACGCCACATCGTATTAATTACATTTCCATTATCATCATGGAATGTAATTGTTACAGGATCATATTGAATTTTAGTATTGACTATTCTTTTTCTATTATATTGGTTAAATTGATTTGTTTTAATAGTAAAACTAGGAAGTTTTACTTCTTTAACAAGTAAACCAAAATTTTGTTGACTACCATCATATTGTGCATTTATTTTGAAATACACATGGAATAAAAATTTAAACTTAGGCGCATTTTGATATGCGTTGGGTCTAAAAGTTTTACTAGCGTGAGTATAATCTCTAAGGTAGTCGCTGCCGAAAAAGCCTCCGGCAGCGTCTTTAAGAAGGTTCTGAAAGAAACCCGACATTTAATTTTTATTAACCGTTGTTTGAACCGATACCAGTTGCTACAGCACCACCTAAAATTCTGCCAATGCTTGCACCAACGCCACTTGCTAGTGGTGCTTGGATTGCATTGTCATAGCGTAGTGTTAATTGAATTGTAACAACTTCGCTATTTGCATAATTCAATGTCTGATAGTTTGCTTGTTGCAAGAAGCAACCATATAGTTCCCATGTTTCAAGAACTACTGGAGCGGCTGCACCATTGCCACCATCAAGAATTTCAATGTTAGTTTGGAACTTGTAATCTTGACCGGTTGCGGCTGAAGCCTGTTCAACAAAGTCTAATTGCTTCTGTAATTGCTGACCTACAGCCTTTGAAACTGTGCCTGAAGCGTCATCTCTAATTGTTACTGATAGAGGTTGCCACTTGTGCTTGCCTGCCAAATATAATGTTGAGTTATAAACTGGTAGTGTAATTTCATCGAACTGAACTTGTGGTCTTGCACATTCTGTTACTTGTTTTGTTAAACTTAGTCCGCCTTGAGCATCAACACCAAAGTTCAAGAAGTTAACTCTGAAACGATATTGAAGTTTAGGCATCAACAGGCCCTGATTGCCTCCGGCGTTATCAGATGCTACTGTCATGTTGAACAATGATTGTGAGGCTGTTGCCATTGTAATATCTCCTAATATACTTTATTTATCTGCCTTTAGAGAGCCTCTTATTCAGAGGCTCTCAATTCTACTTTACTGTGATAACTCGCCAGTATTTAAGATGCGAACTGGGATGTAGATGAATTCAGCAGCCTTCACAGGTTCTACTGCAACATCGACCCACAATTCATTGCGATCTATTCTTGCTGGAGTGTTATTGCTCTCGTCGCAAACTACTAGGTAATCGTATATACCTCTCTTAGCAACTAGGTCAACCATCAATGATTCGATAACGCCAGCAATTTCATTTCTTGTTAACTGATCGTTTGGTTCGAATACGAATGGTCTTGCTGCTAATGTCAATTGACGACGAATATAAGCAACCAATCTTGCGACATTAGTACGGTCTAATGCGCTTTGAGTATCTTTTGATGTCTTGTTACCATAGTTTAACAAGCCGTTACCAGTAAAGAATACTAGTGGGTTGATAAAGTTGGTGTATAGAACATCACGAATACCAATTCTAGTCTTGATTACTTGGAACTCGCCAGTATCACGATCTAGGTAACCAATGCTTAATGCATTGTCGATGATACCACGACGAACACCTGCTGCCGCTAACCAAGGATAAGCAATTGTGTCATTACGCAAGAATGTGCGCAACATCATATGACTTGCTGGAACAACAACTTCGTTGCCTGACAAGTCATTTGCTATACCGCTTGGGTAGAACAAGCCAAGATAAGTGTTGCGTGTTACACAACCTGTTTCGCCTGTGCTTGTTGCGCCTGCTGCGTTAGTTGCCCAAGCCTGAATTGCTGTTGCTTCATCAGGTAGACCTAGTGGAGTATCGCCTAAGATATAGCATGTTTCACCGCGATCACTATTCAATACTACCATGTTAGGTTGCAATTCTGGATAGTTTGGAGCAGCCATTAAATTGAAGAAATTATCTTCATCACGCAATGCTAAGTTAGTGTCAATTGCTTGACGCATTGCTGCGACTACCATTGCTCTCTGAGCCTTACGACCCATGAAAGGTGATCCATTTGATTGTAGACCTGATGCTGATACCCATGTGTAACTTACTGATGGTAAGTTTGCAGTATTAGTTGGGGCACCTGCATCATAGTTTCCTGCATTTGGATAGTTAGTCTTTGTAAAGTAATTTGTTCTGAACTGCTTGACATTATATCCTGAACGGCGTGTGTTGAACAACATCATACCAGTTGGATATAGTGATTGACTTGGGCAGTCAAGATCAATATAATTGCTTGTTAACAATGTAGTGATTGCTGGTATTGGATCATTAACAGGATTAATTGCACCTGAATTTGACCAACGTGCGTCGGCAAACAATACACCCTTAGCACTTACCTGGTCAGTAGTATCAATCAATACCCACTGATCCATGCCGTTGACACTCTGCCAACGATACATTACAGGATAATTTTCAAGATCATCTGTACTAATCCATAAATCACCGTAAACAAGTGGTGTACCATCAGATTGTAATGTTGGTGCGCTTGCACTTACTAGTGGACCGTTTGGATCAGTAGCATTTGCTATGCTTGGTGAAGGGAAACCATTGCTATCATAGCCCTGGTTCTTGTAACCGCGCCATGCGCCATTATACTTGACCATGATATCAACTTGATCTACTACACTGTAGAACCAGTTAGTTTCATTTAATGGTAAGTCAGTTGGTGCACCTTCGTTTGCTGTGTAATTGAAATCTACCCAGTTACTTAATTGTACACTATAGTTGTCTACTGCAACACCAGATACATAAGTAATACCTGTTACTGCACCGCCTACGCCTATGCTAGTAACTTCAACTACTAGATTATTAGCAGGTGTACTACCTCCTAAATCTGCACCTAAGAATGTTACTGTGTCACCTACTGCATAACCTGTACCTGCGTTACCAAATGCGCCAGTAGTAATTACATAATTACCAAACCATAATAGAGTACTGATTTGTAGTCCAGTACCGCCACCTGATGAACTTGATGCTGTTGGATTTAATACAGTTGATATAGAAACTCCGCGCTTGCAACCATCAGTTACGCCTGCAACAAAGCCTGCTTCTACTAGACAGCCATTGCTTACTCCTGCTATATAATCACTGATTAAAATTTCACCACCTTCTGTGTGTGTTAATTGAATTGCACCAGAAGAAGTTACACTTGCTTCAGTATATGTAATGCCTGCTGCTGACCATGCAGTAACAAAGTCTGTTGCTGTAGCATTATCAGGTATAGTTACAATGTATCCTGATGATAGTGATGCACTACCTGGAACTGATGTTTGAACATTTAATGTATATGGGCCAGCAGTGAAATTTGGTGCTGTATTATTACCAGTTACTACTGTTGGACCAGCCGCCATACGCTTCCATAGATATACAG